GGGCAAAATGTGGATGACACCAACAACAGTACAGATAGAGCCGAACGAGGAAAGACGAGAAAAGAGGATAGCTTACAGAAAGAGTATAGGCAGACAGGATTCTCCTGGTTCTCTGACAGAACAAGTGATGACACCAAGCCTATGGCCAACACCAAACGCATGGGATGCACAAAGGGGGCCGAGAAGTCAGAAGAATTTAATAGAAAAAGATCATCAGATCAATCTGATAACGGCAGTCAAGGATGCACAATCTCCAACACCGACAAAGATGTGGCCAACACCAAGAGCATCAATAGGAATGTCAATGAGATTGTCAGAGAATATGGCGAAGCTAAGACACAAAAGATACCTAGAAACAGAGATGGCATATCAGATACACAAGGACAAATTGTTACCAACACCAAGAGCAAGGGATTACAAGGACGGCAGTTCAGTTCCACCATCAGTAATAAAGGGAACGAGGTCAGCAACATTAGGACAAGAGATAGCAAAAGATCAACAAGCAGGTCAGCAGTTGAACAGCGAGTGGGTGACATGGCTGATGGGATATCCACAGGGTTACTTAGACATTTCGACAGAGAACCAGACCATATCCCAAGAGTTACCAAAGGAGAAAAAGACCGAGCCAAAAAGTTAAAGGCTTTAGGCAATAGCATTGTGCCACAGGTAGCAGCAGAGATATTATTAGCAATTAGGGTAAGTGAAGAAAGTGACTAAACAGTTTAACAAAAAAGTTATAGGTGATTGCACATTATACAATGCAGATTGTTTGCAGTTATTGCCTAAACTTGAATCTGTTGCAGCAGTTGTTAGCGACCCACCTTACGGCACAGGCTATGTTGGTGGCTATAATAGAAAAGGTGATACGATAGCTAACGATGATACGTTAGAAGTAACCACACAAGCCTTAAAATTAGCAAAGCCATTATGTAATGGTAATATGGTTGTATTTTACTCACCAAGAATTAGCCCAGTATTTTATAAGGAAATGAGTTTTCTTGATTGGTATGGGCAAATTATATGGAATAAAAAAGCACCTGGCATGGGTGGTGAGTTTAGATATCAACATGAAAACATAGCATTATTTGGTGAAAATTTGCCAATACAAAAAGCATTTAGCCTATACAGCTATTATAGAGATGCATCAGAACATCCACATCAAAAGCCAATACAAATAATGACGCAACTGCTTAATATTTTAGATGCAGATTCAATATTAGACCCTTTTATGGGATCAGGAACAACAGGTGTTGCTTGTGCCAAATTAGGTAAAAGGTTTGTAGGTATAGAAATAGACGAAGACCACTTTAGAACAGCCGTAAAACGCATTACAGCAGCATATGACCAACCAGATTTATTTGTTGAAAATAACATCATGCAAGAATCTATGGAGTTAAATGATGCAGTCAAGACGTAGAAGTGTGGTTGAAGCTATTATCAATGTCGTCATAGGCTATATGGTGGCTGTATTTGCTAATCTGACTGTGCTACCTGCATTTGGTTACAATGTAACTTTGTTTGATGGTGCAGCCATAGGGTTAGCCTTTACCATTATTAGCTTAATTAGGTCTTATGTAATTAGAAGGGTTTTTAATTACTATGACTGAACAGTTTATCAATAAATCAACTTTAAAAGATAATTATAGTGTTGTTCCTAATGCCATGATTAATGATGTTGGCCTTGATGCTGATTGCCTGGCAGTTATGCTTTACTTGTTATCAAAGCCAAATAACTGGATTGTTAAGCCAACAAATATACAAAACAGATTTAACTTTGGTAAAGACAAAGCCTATAGGATTATTAATCAGCTAATAAAAAAACAATACATTGTGAGAGAAGAACATAGAAATGAGGGTAAGTACTCTAGTTTTACATACTACGTCTATGATTCACCATTTCCTTGTTTATCGGATACGGTTTTATCGGATACGGCAAACAAGGACATTACTAAGTATAGAGATATACTAAGTAAAGAAAAGATACTAAAGGCCGAGCAGCCAAAAACTGCTCCAACTGATATAAATGAATGGCAGTATTATAAGAATGTTTTGGCAGGTTATACCACTTACAAAGATGGTGAGAATATTATTGGGCAGTTATTAAAGATGGCTCATACATCTGGTTATAAGATTAAAGAGGAAAAGGACAACGTAGTATTATCAGTTTTAAGAAAAGGTTTAGAGAATAAACCAGAAGGTAATGTTCGTGCTTATCTATTTCAAATATTTAAAAATATAACAACAGAATTAAAAGTAGCAGCAACAGTTGATCCAGTACGTTCTAAGTGGGAAGCAAGAGCAAAGGCTTATGACTACGGCAAGAACAAATGGATATTTAAGAACTGTCCACCACCTAATGATTCAGAGTTTAAACATCATTGCCCTGCACAATACCTACATTTATTTGGAGTAACATAATGGCTGAATATACTGCTGTGGAACTAGCTGATAGGTTTGAAGAGATGGTTCATGTATTAAGAAGTTTTCCACCTGCTGTTAGGAAGGAAAAGGTAAATTTTTGGCCAGAGTATCCTAATGATCCTAACCAGGCTTATGGTTATAATGATTATACCATTACAAATATTAAACCTAGTGGAGAACAAATAGATAGAGCAGATGAGTGTATGTATTGGTTATTAAAATTAAATAAGGAACAAAAAGAACTAATATGGGCTAGAGCATCTAAGTTTAGTTGGAGAAAGATAGCCATGTTTATGGGCTGCAATAAGGATACTGCTAAGTTAAGATGGACTGTTGTACTAATGGTATTAATAGAGAAACTAAAAGATGAGTAAAGAATATAAAACACAATGCCAAACATGTAGTTGTGTCTATATCTTTGATACTAAATATTGGGCTAGTTTTATATGTGACGTATGCAAAACATTTATTCATAATAAGGATAAAAAGGATGGTTAAAAATATATTTTTTGTAACCACTAGACAACCTAGACAAAATATGGGTATCTTTTTTATATACTGCATATTTTATTGTTTAAATGTTCTTTTTCCTAACCAACACGCAACAATAAGATAGGCAGTTTTTTTTATGAGAAACAATCAAGCTAAACCTGGCATTAACTGGGCTGAAATACAGGCTAGGTTCAATGATGGCGAGACACCTTATTCATTAGCAAGTCATTATGATGTATCAAGACAATCCATTATGAAAAGGGCAAGCAAAGAAGGTTGGGTCAATGTTCAGCATAAAGTTAAGTTGGCAAGGAAGGTAGTCAAAGCGACAACCGAAACGACAACCGATAAGGATAAAGAACGACATACGACAACCATTGCGACAACCAAGCCGTTACACGTTAAGAAGTTTGGTAAGGATACTATTGAGGTAAGAGAAGCAATCCTAGCACTACTAAGGGATGGCAATCCTAAGATGATAGCAGCCCAAGCAAGTGGGATAAGTATAGATAGCTTTAATCGGTGGGTACAAAAGGATTTGCATTTTGCTAGTTTGGTACGTGAAGCCGAAAGCGTGGCTGTGGTTTCTAGGCTGCAAAACATTCAAAAGGCAGGAAATCGTGGAGATTGGAAGGCTGATAGTTGGTATTTAGAACGTACGCAGCGTGAGATATTCGGTAATAACGATAACAAAAACAATGCGTTAGCCGTACAGATAAATATACATAGAGACAACCAAATAGAGACAGTAGATGTTAGTACGACAGGTGCTAAACCTGTTACACTAGACGATTAAACTGTTGGTCAGCAACGATTACAGAAACACAACAAGACACTTACAAGACAAATAGCCCCCTATGGCATGACCCACAGCTAGGCTTTTTGCGAAGACGAAGACGATATGTAACCACGCACCCACGCACCAAAAAAATAAAAAACCCAGGTTGCAGTCTGGTTGCAGTTTCTGGTTGCACATAAAAAAATAACAACATTCTGGTTGTCGACAACCAATAGGTAACCAAATGTCAAAGAAAGTCATAAAGCTAGATTACGACCCACAACCTAAACAGGCATTGTTGCACAAGTGTAAAGCCAAGCAGATATTGTTTGGTGGGGCAGCAGGAGGTGGTAAGAGCCATTCTGGTCGTTGGGATATTATAGGTTTTTGCCTTGAGAATCCTGGTTTAAATGCTTTTATATTTCGTAGGTCTTTGCCAGAGTTGGATAGTAACCATATTCAGCCGTTAAAGATGGAGATGCCTAGTGAGTTAGGCAGTTTTAATGAAACGAGAAAGAGGTTTGAGTTTTACAATAAATCGACCATTCAGTTTCAGTATTTAGAACGTGATAGTGATTGTGATCGTATTCAAGGAACAGAGATACATATAGCGTTGATTGATGAAGCAGGTCAGTTTAATGCGT